AGTAGGTGGTTTTTTAGGTGCAGGTGCTTGTGCCTGTGTAGTTAAATTGAGAGGCGCCTGTTCAATTCTAATTGTTTGTGCAGGTGCAGTTTGTGATGCCTTTTCAATTAACATCTCCATGTCTGATTTAGATATTGAAGGTGTAGGTTTTGCTCCATTACCATTCTGTTTATTCTTAGCTGTTTGAACGCCAAAAGTAGCCAAAACTCCAGTAAACACCGAAGCTATGAATGTTGGATCTATATTCTTTTGTGGGAAATTTGGGATGGCCACGTAATTTAAAGTCAAAATTCCGCCACTCCAAACCAAAATGCCGAGCCGCACAAATGTACTAATGATTGCTAATTGTTCATCATGATCAGGAACAATAGCATCAGCCATTTTACCGAGAACACCTTTCTCTTTAGGTTTCTCCTCTAGTTCTTCTTCATTGACTTCTTCTTTCAAGTCTTCTTCTTTGGGTTTTTCAGTCATCTAATTTCCCCTTTTTCAGTAGTTTTTGTAATTCAGCAGTTGACCCAACAAATAAAGCGTTATTAACAGTAGATGGGCCCTTATCTTTGGGCTCCTTAATGTCTTTGATCTTTTTCTGTAGGTCTAATAATTTATCTGTGGCATCAGCCACACTTTTGATTATCTGTCCAGTAACTTCATAAGCTCTAGCAGATCCACTCTCCTGAGAGATTTCCATAATACCATCAATAGCCTCTTGACCTTTCTCTATCAATGAATAAAGATTGCCACGAGTGTACTCATAATCACGATCCAAATCATCCTTTTCATATTTAACAGATTTTATATTTTCAATCTCAATTGGTTTAGATTTATCTGTTACAATTTCAAGAGCATCATCAATTTCATCAAATTTCATAATTTATACGTCCTTACCTTGCGATGGGGAATATTCTTTAAAGTCTGAGAAGAAAGAGGACATTTCATTAAATCCAAAATCATCACCAGAAGCGATAAGTGCATCATCACCAGTAAGTGGTAATGAAGCATCTCTAGATCCACTGATTATATCTATAGTAGATCCACTTGCATGATCAATTACATTGGTTCCATCAACACCTCTGTATACAGTAAGTTCATTTCCAGCAATAGAACGAATCTGCATATTCTCACCACTGATAGTAATGTAATCATCTACAGAGAAGTTGGCAGAACTATTAACGGAAAGAACTGTTTGTTCTGCAGCTAATGCCTTATTAAGTGCATTAGTATTATCATCATTATAATCTTTAGTTGCTCTTGGAGTTGCAGAATATCTCTGTTCACGTTTTGCAACTACTCTATTAGTATCAGTAAAGTAATCAACATTAACTTTCTTGATAAGACCGTCTGGACTATCAGAAACTGCACCAAACATATAAACCTTGGCGCTAAATTGCATAGTCGTAATCATTGCACGACGATTATCAAAACTACCTTCATAATCATCACTCATATTAATACTTTCAAGAATTATTGGTATATCTCTTTTTTCATTTATTGATGAAATAAGATTAAGTGTAATGTTAAGACCTGGTTGAAAATATGGAAGAATTTGTTCTGTTATTTGCAACATATCATCATTCAACTTAGTTGCAATACTAAGCATGAATCCTACGTTATATGGAACTGGCATATAAACTTTCTTTACATTATCTACAGCTCCAGTATTTAAAGTTCTGAATGTTTGTGTTATTGATGCTTTACGTGTTGGATCATAATTTAAAGTTGTCATCTCAAATGACATACGAGGTAAAGTAATTGCAGGTCTACCTTGTATAGTTGGTTGTTGTTCTATCTTTGCAAGAAACTTCTGCATTGGCCCATATGCCAATGGAACTTTCATCCTACTCATATCTTGTCCATCATCAGCTTTATGACGAATCTCTATTCCATTAAAAAGTGTACCAAAACCAATAACAGTTTTTCTTAAAATTTCATGATAGAAGTATTGACCTAACATTTTTTTACCTATTTAAGTTGTTCAGATCCACCTACAGAGAATGGATTATATTTAGAAGTTGCAATTTGATACATCTTTTCATGTAAAGTAATATCATCTGCTATTTCTTCTTCTGGTCTTGGATTATCAGTTGCTATTGGCATTGTATCATGTGGGTGAGGTACATCATCAAACCAATCATCTAATGGTAATCGGTGTAATGGTTTTTGGGAAGTCATCTTACTATTTAGAAACTACCGAAAGGATTAGATTCTGTAAAATCGAGAAGTCCACTATCAGCTTCACTCTCTATAAGTACATTACTTGCAAATGCATCATCTGCAAAATCATCTGCACCTATTTTAAATATAGTATAACTTGCAGTTTGACCCATACCTGGGAACTCATTAGTTGTTGCAGATCCAACAATAACTTCATTTAATGCGAAGTTACCAGCCATGTTTGAAATTTTAAGTATCTTAGTATCATCATCCCAATCTTTAACAATTGCAGTTGTAAGAGAACTTTGACCTTTAATAACTTCATTTAAGAAGAAATTACCAGTTCCCATACCTACAGATCCTGGTGGTTGAATAGTTATAACTGGTGCAGTTGCATATCCAAATCCAGCATTAGTTAATCTAACATCACTTATAGTTCCAGCAGCACTAACAACTGCAACAGCTGTTGCATTTGCAGTAGAGAGACCAGATGGAGAAGTACTAATTGCAACAGTAGGAGTATGTGCATACTTACTACCACCAACCTGAGTACCATCTAATAATATTCTAACAACATTAGTACCAATACCTGCAATAGCTGATGCACCAGAACCACCAGCACCACTGAAAGTAATTGTTGGTGCTTGAGTATAACCCCAACCTGGATTAGTTATTACAACTTGTTTTACAGAATATGATGTAGATCCAGCACCTATAGAAGTAGTTATAGCTACAGCAGTTGCATTTGCGAGAGAAATACCAGTTGGTGAAGTACTAATTGCAACAGCAGGTGGACTTGAATATCCATATCCATCATTAATCAATGTAATTGTATTAACACCATAATTGGTGGTTATACCAGAATTAAATTTAGCTGTGACACCATATCCAGCTAGTGTTAAAGGTATTATGAATCCATCATCCTCTGCATTATCATCAATTTCTGCAATACTTGTATCAATAATTGCATCCTCATATTCATACAATTCACAAGTTAATTGATACATGTAAAGTTTACCAAGTTGGTAGAATGGATTCTCATGTTCTACAAACTTAATCTCAAAAAGACTATCTGATAATGGAAAATATATTAAATCTCCTTCCTTTGGTCTAGATGTTAATACAGTTTCATCATTACCATCTGTATAAAATGTTCCTATAAAATCTTCATATCTTTCTTTAGAAATGACAAGAGTTAATTCATCAGTGGTTTTTACACCAAACTTTGTCATCAAATCTCCAGATCCCTGAAAACCTTCATAGTTTTGAATATAGGCTTCTATTGCAAAACTATCATCAAACCTTGCAACAATATTCTCTTTCATTAAATCATCAGTTCCTATAAACTTTCTAGGCATATAGAATACATCCACTCCATAAATCTTTAACTGTTCGTTAATAAGATCTTGGACTAGTCTTTGTTCTGACGCAGAACCTTGTAGGAAATATGAATTTAAAGCCATTATCCAATCAGATCAAGAGGTGGTGTTTCATAATCGTATGTCATTCTTTGTTTCAATTCGCCTAATTCTACTTGTGCATCCTCATAGATTTGACGACCATTTAATTCAATACCACCAGGAAGTTTAACACCTTGGAACTTAGTTAAGTTCACACCCCATTGTTTCTTAATAAGTGCAGTAACATATCTCTTTAAGAAACTATCATTGAATACTTCTGTGTTTTGAGTTGGATCTAAAACTCTATAACAATCTATAACTAAGAATTGATCTGCTGTTGCAGATTTCCAATCCATATCAATATACAATTTATTACCACGTTTGTTAAATCTAACTTTCTTATCTGGACTAATTAAGAATTGAATCGTTTCAAGATACGACTTAACCATTGAATAGTTAAGTAGTTCAATAGAACTAAAGTTATAAACATCATTCAAGAATATCTGATACGATATACTGAACATGTTTTGGGATATAGTATTATCATCAAATCTGAAAATACCATTAATACCAATAATATGATCTGGTACTTCAATATAATTTCTTTGTTCTGTCCATTCAGATTTACTAGTTATAAAATGTGTTGATCCAGATCCTACTGCAGTTATATCAAGTGCAACCCCATTTCCTGCATCTTCCTTAGTTGCAGCAAATCTAATTTCATTTCTATTATCTGCAATCGCCCAAAGTTTCTGACTATCAGTACCAATTCCAAGTGCAGTAGTAACACCAACACTATTTAAAGTTGCACTTGCAATTGCAATAGTAGTATTACCTGGCCCAAAACTATATTCTATTGGTGAACCAGTAACTAATCCATGATTAGGTATAACAACATTGTTTGCACTAACACTTACAGTAGCAGCTGCACCACCATTAAACAAACTAGAAGATATACCTGTTGAGGCTACAGTTTCGGATCTTGCAGCATCAATCATATCCTCAGTGATTTGATGTTTGAGATACATTTTCTCAACACCATCAAAATGACGTTCATGGAAGAATTGAATCGCATCATCTACAGCGTCTTCAATTTGATCTTCATCAACGTTAACTTCCAATACAGGCTCTCCTAGTTGCCTGAGGCAATAATCAATTAATTCTTGTCGTGAACTAGGTTTGGCCATGAATATACGCTAGCTTTTACTTATTTATTGGTTTGGGTTTGGTCGTTTTATTGACCGATTGTTGTGCAAGAACTTTTTTAGCTTCTTCATAATCAGACTCTAATTGGTCGATTACTTCTTGAAGTGTTCTTACTTTAGCTTCAAGTATTAAGTTTTCTTTTTGTTGTGCATGAACCTTTGCGAGAGTTAGTTCAAGTAGAATGTTGAAATTAATGTCGTCTTTAGAATGTGCCACAGTCAATTGTCGAAGTCCAAGTCGGAACGCCAGAAGCGTTAGTAGTTAAGATATAATTAGAAGTTGAAATACCAGAGGCAGGAGCCACAGTGGACTGTACCTGACCATTGGCATCGAAGTATGAAACTCCATTGGTATTAGTACCAGTAGAGAAAATTATACCTGCAACTGTTGATATACCAGTTACAAGTAAACTATCCGTTTCAGCAGTACCAAAAGTATTTGTACCGTAAGCTGTTGTTTCGGTTTTAAGAGCATCATCATAGAATAATTGTACTTTACCATCAACATTGGCGACGATCATCTCTTCGCCAGTGTTTTTCTGTATTTGTATTTTTTTACTTGCGTGAGCTGATATGAATAGACTACCTGTTCCTGATTGTGTTATGTAACTATTACTTCCATCATGTTTGATGGACATACCATCAGAACCAGTACCAAAAAATGCAGATGCATTATCATTAAAGATTAGATCATCTGCTGACTTATCCCAAGTAAGATTATGTGATGCGCCAGTGAAAGTTACATCACCATCATGAGTCGCACCATCGTCAACTGTTACACCAGTTACGTTGATACCTGTGTTAGTAGTAGCAAATTTTTGGTTTCCATTAAAATATAACTCTACATCTGAAGTTTCTGTTGCCCTTATTAATTTTGCACCACCATTTGCTGATTCTATATTTACATCATTAGAACGAATTATTAGACCACCTTGACCACTAACATCAGAAATGTAACTATTTGAGCCATCGTGAAACAGCTGGAGATCATCAGAATCGCCGATCATCAATTTAACATCATCAGCAATATCAAGAGTTCCTTCAGAAGAATCCCAAACGATATTTTCACCAGATGTAGAACCAGTAAGAGTTACATCAGCACCAGCAGAAACAGTTGCACCATCATGAACCTGTAAGGTATCAATTGCTGCAGTTCCATCAATATATAAATTTTTCCATTCCTGATCACTTGCACCTAAGTCTTGACCATTATCTGCAACTGGTAGCCAGT